CGCAGCTGGACAGGTAAGTAATAACTCTGTACGCGGTAACGTATTAGGTCTAGATCTTTATGTAGATAGATTTATGACCGCTGGAGTAGCTGATAATTCAGCATTTATCCTAGCCCCAGAGGCGTTTACTGTTTATGAAAGCCCACAGGCTTATATGAGCGTAAACGTAGTATCAAACTTACAGGTACAAGTAGCTATCTATGGCTTTATGGCAACTATTGCCAAGATCCCATACGGTATCTGCCGCCTAAATATCAGCTGATAAATAACTAATAGTCTGGCAGGGCCTTAGCCCTTTGGCTCTGCCAGACCTACAAAGAAAGGTACAAATATGCCGGCTACTTATGTTACTGCCGCTACATTAAAAGCATCTTTAGGTGTTGGCACTTTGTACGATAGCTACACTTGGATAGAGGACACCTGCCAAGCCGCGCAAGATCTAATTAACGGGTTTTTATGGTTTGACTCTGCACCTGTAGTAGGGACAGCGTTAGTAAATAACGTAGCTACAGTAATGATAGCCAACCCCGGCCTATTTACTACTGGCCAAACCGTCACAGTAGCCGGGGCTGGCAGCACTTTTAACGGCACTTATACAATTACTGGCACAGTACCGTTTAGCACAGGTACAACTAATTTATTGCCAGCTTTTAATTTTCAGCTTAACGCATACCAATACCCAGAGGGTTACAGCTTTATACAATATGCAAAAACGGCAGCTAATCAAAACTTTAGGCGCGTAGTACCTAGTGGCACTATGACGGGCGATGATACAAAGACAGCCACCTATGCTAATACGCCTGCTATAAATGCAGCTGCACTTATGTTAGCTGAGAATATCTGGACTAGCCGATTTAGCACACAAGCCGGCGGCGTAAGTGTTGACGGTTACAGCCCTAGCCCGTTTAAAATGAGTAATACTTTAATGGCATCTATACGCGGCCTACTAGCCCCGTATCTTTCACCTAACGCTATGGTGGGATAATGCCTACAGCCGCCATAACTACACTACGCAGCACTATAGCCGCTGCCTTAGCTAATAACGCTGTTTGGAGTACGTTTAGTTACCCGCCAAGTAACGTAGTAGCTAACAGCGTAGTAGTAGCCCCGGCAGATCCATATTTGACCCCTAGCAATAACTCACAGGCCGGCATTTCACCGCTTGCTAATTTTAAAATAATTATGACCGTGCCTATGTTTGATAATCAAGGCAACCTACAAGGCATAGAGGACACAATAGTAGCCGTGTTTAATAAATTGGCTGCTAGCTCTATTGTATTTAATGTTACCGCTGTAACTGCACCTAGCGTTTTATCATTACCTAGCGGTGATTTACTAACAAGTGATTTACAAATATCCGTACTAACGAGTTGGAGCTAAAATGGCACTTACAGATGAGGATAAAGCGTTTCTAATCAAGATAGGGCAAGAATTGCCTAAAGAGGTTAAAGAAACAAAGAAAAAAGAAACACCCGTAGAAACACCGACACAAGAAACAGAGGTATAACAAATGGCAATTTTTCTATCTAACGGTGTAGTAGTTACGCTGAACAGCGTGGCCCTGTCGGATCACGTTACTAGCGTTACTATTAACCGTAGCTTTGATGAGCTGGAAGTAACAGCTATGGGCGATACTGCACATAAGTTTGTAAAAGGTTTAGAGGCCAGCACTATTACAATTGATTTTCTAAACGATACGGCAGCATCAAACGTACTTGCAACCCTACAAGCTGCGTGGGGTACTACTGTACCGCTAACGCTAAAGCAAACTAGCGCCGCTATATCAGCTACTAACCCAGAGTATCAAACCACAGTATTAGTTAATAACACTACAGATATTAACGGCGCTGTTGGCGATATTTCTACACAGAGCATTACATTTACTTGTAACTCACCTATCGTAGTAGATACCACACCATAACCACTAGACAAAGGGGCAAACAATGGCAAAACTTAAAATAACAAGGGCAGACGGCAGCGTAACTGAGCATAAGATTACGCCCCGTATTGAGTACGCCTTTGAGCTGTATGCTAAAAAAGGTTTTCATAAAGCCTTTAGAGATGATGAAAAGCAAAGTGATGTTTACTGGCTTGCTTGGGAGTGTTTACGCACTAGCGGGGAAGTAGTAAAAAGTTTTGGGGCAGAGTTTCTAGAAACCTTAGCTAAGGTTGAGGTACTAGATGATGACCCCCTGGAATAGTTGGGCGCGGTAGCTTTGGGTATCTAATTGCACAAGTTGCAGTAGAAACCGGGATACCGCCCCAATACTTGCTAGATCTAGATGATGTAATGTTTAAGAATATATTAAAGGTTTTAACCGATAAAGCTAAGGCGGTGCAAGATGCCAACAGAGTTAAAAGGCGCTATTGAAGCGCGCAAGGCATTACGCAAGTTTACGCCGGACTTATCTAAAGAATTGCAAAAAGAAATGGCAGCTTTACTAAAACCTATAGTTACAGTTGCCCGCGGTTTTATACCTGCTACTGTTTTAAGCGGCTGGAGTAAGGCAGAGGCTAGCGACACTAAATATAGACAATTCCCTAGATTTGATGCAGCTACCGCTAGACGCGGTATAGGTTATAGGACAGCGCCTAGTAAAGTTAATAGGAGCGGGTTTAGAGCTTTAGCCCGTATAGCTAACGTAAGCGCTGCCGGTGCTATCTATGAAACTGCCGGGCGCTTAAACCCGGACGGCAGATCACAAGGCCCTGTAGTAGATCGTTACCTAAATGGCGTTTATGATAAAACTACACATACAGGTAGGCAGTATTCACAAAGCCTAAACCCTAACGCGGGTAAACAATTTATAGATGCTCTAGATGCCACAGGGCGCATAGTAGATGCCAATAACCAAACAGGGCGCGGGCGTAGGTCTAGAAAGATGAAAGGCCGGGCTATTTATAGAGCTTGGGCTGAGGACGGCGGCAAAACTAACGCAGCTGTAATTAAGGCTATAGAAAAGACCAAGATTATATTTAATAATAATTTTAAGGCGGCGGCATAATGGCTGTAGATCCACAAGTAGTAGTAAATATAGCTACTGAGTTTACAGGTAAAAAAGCGTTTAAGGAAGCGGAAACTGCAACTTCTAAATTAAGTAAAGGTGTAAAAACTTTAGCTAAAAGTTTAGGTTTGGCATTTAGCGTAGGCGCTGTAGTTAGATTTGGTAAGCAAAGTGTAAAGGCATTTAGCGATAGTCAAAAAGAAGCTAAACTACTAGCAACACAACTAAACGCAGTTAATCTAGGTTTTGCATCACCATTTATAGGGCAATTTATAGACAAGCTAGCCTTGGCTACTGGCAAGGCGGGCGGCGATTTAACTAACGCCTTTGTATCATTATCACAAGCCACAGGTGATGCCAGCACAGCGCAAGCATTATTGCAGACCGCGCTAGATGTAAGTCTAGGCACAGGCAAAGATTTACAGACAGTAAGTAATGCGCTGGCACGGGCGTACAAAGGCGAAACTACAGCACTAGCAAAACTACGCATAGGCTTTACTACAGCTGAGTTAAAAGGTAAAAACTTTGATGAGATACTAAAGACTCTAAACAATAATTTTAAGGGTGCAGCCGCTAACGCAGTAGACACATACGCAGGCAAGATGGCCAGGTTATCTGAGGCTGTAGATATGGCTAAAGAGAAACTAGGTGAAGGTTTAGTAAGCGGTCTTGATGATGCCAGCATAAGCATAGATGATTTACAGGTAAAAATTATCAATTTAGGAGAAGCGCTAGGCAAGACAGCGGCAGGATCTGTAAGTTTTGCAGATAAAATTATTAGTCAATTTCAACGCATACAAGACAGCAGCGCTGCCCAGGGTTTATTAAATATCTTTGAGGCATTAGTTAGAGGCGTAGGCTTTATAGTTACTGGTGAGCTAGTGCCTACAATGGATCAAGCAAGCGCCAGGCTAGCAGGTAAAGAAGCATTAAAAGAGCAAGAAAGAGGCAGAGCCCGGCTTAGGGCTGCAAAGGCTTTAGGCAAAGCAGAAAAAGATAACGCGGCTAATAAATTAAAAAATGAAAAAAAGATAACAGATGAAAAGGCAATACAAGCCAAACTAGATAAAGCCGCCCTAGCTTTAGGCAAGGGTGAAGATGTATTTGACCTAGACAAAATACAAATACAAGCCGCTATATTGGCTAAACAAGATGAAATTAACAAACTAGGTGCTAATGCGACAGACCAGCAAAAACTACAGCTAGCCAATGATGCACAGCGCCTAACAGTAAAACAATTAATGCTAGATCTAGAGGACGCAATAGCAGATAAAGACGTAGAGCGCGCTACTACTTTATCTAAACAATTAAACACAGAACTAGCTATATTAGGTACGCTTACGGGTCAAACCTATAAACTAGGTGAAATAGATAAAATACTGGAAAGGTTTAAGCCTAAAGATTTAATAAACCTAGATAACTTAGATGCAGCTATAAAAAAACTAAATGAAATTATGGGATCTAAGTTTGACTTTTTAAGCCCAATAATGCCTAGCCAAGATAGGACGGGTATAAATGATTTATCCCCGGATATAACTAGTCGTTATGTAGCAGGCGACCCAGAGGCCGTAAGAGCTGTAGAGGCACACGCAGACGCTATTAGTATGCTTGCTGAGTCAGAGTTAGCGCTGGCAGATGCGTTATTAGCTGAAAGTGAGCGCGCCCTAAATATAGCTACAGCTAGCCTTACTACCGGCGGTTTACCAGACTTTTTTAACCCCGGGGCTTTCCGTATGCGTGATGAACCTATACGCATAGAAATTGTAGATAAAACTAGCGGCCTTATTGAAGTAGTACAAAACGCAGTTATAGAAAATACGCGCTATGGTAATTCTTTAACTTATAGTGGAAACTTAACGGCTATATGACGTTACCTACAGTAAACGCGGTAATTAATTTTAGTACCGGGCCTAGCTTTGCCCAAGCTATGATTTTAGGTGAAGGTATATTAGACACAAATATATTAAGCGATAGCGCGGCTGTAATTGTAGATGTATCTAATATAGTAGATAGCATACAAACTAAAAGAGGCCGTAACGCGCAAGCTGATAGATTTCAAACTGGCACACTTACGCTACGCATAGTTGACCAAAACGGTGATTTTAACCCACAAAACCCTAGTAGCCCTTATTTTGGCTTATTAGATCCTATGCGTAAAGTAGCAATATCAGCTACTTACAGCGGTGTTACCTATCCTATATTTAGCGGCTTTATTACTAGCTATAACACTACTACGCCTAAAAATGCGTTAGACGTTGTATATACCACAATAACGGCGGTAGATGCGTTTAGACTTGCCCAAAATGCCCAAATATCTACAGTTGCAGGCGCTACCGCCGGCGATTTATCCGGCACGCGCATTAATCAGATTTTAGACCAAATAGGTTGGCCTAGCTCTATGCGTGATGTAGATGCCGGGCTAACTACTTTGCAGGCAGATCCCGGCACGGCCCGTACTAGCCTTGCAGCTATGGAAACGGTTACTTTGAGTGAATATGGCGCGCTTTATGTAGATGCTACGGGTTCATTTGTATTTCAAGATAGAAACGTAACCACGGCAAGCATAAGCGGCACACCTACCGTGTTTAACGATAATGGCACAAATATAGGCTACTTTGATGCTGTTTGGCGGCTAGATGATACGTTAATTTACAATGAGGCTAGCATTACCCGTACAGGTGGAACGGCACAAGTAGCTACAGATGCAGCAAGTATTGCTAAATATTTTGCCCATAGCTATAACCAACAAAACCTACTAATGCAGACAGATGCCGTAGCCCTAGATTACGCTCAGGCTTATGTAGCTAGTAGAGCAGAAACGTCTATTAGATGTGATGCCATTACCCTAGATTTATACACAGATAACTATAATGCCGGCATAATTGCCGCCCTAGATCTAGATTTTTTTGACCCTATAACTATTACTACTAACCAGCCCGGCTCATCTACTTTAACTAAGACTTTACAGGTGTTTGGCGTAGCTATGGCAATTACGCCTAACAGCTGGAAAACGACACTAACAACACTAGAGCCGATAATAGACGGCTTTATACTAGACTCAAGCCTATACGGGGTGCTAGACACCGGCGTATTGGCCTATTAGGGGGAACAATGGCAGCGGGCTTAGGATTTAAGACCTTTACCACAGGCGAGGTTTTAACAGCCGCCGATGTAAACGGCTATTTAATGCAAGGCGTATTAGTTTTTGCTAGTGAGGCAGCGCGTAACAGCGCTATTACTTCACCACAAGAAGGCCAGTTTGCATATACTAAAGATAATAACAGCCTTTGGTATTACACAGGTAGCGCGTGGGCAGCTAGCGGCGCAACAGGCGATATAGAGGGCATTACTACCGGTACTGACTCTGGCCTATCAGGCGGCGTTACTAGCGGTACAGCTGTACTTAGATTAAAGCTAGAGTTTGATGCAGAAACAGGCACCACATATACGCTAGTAGCAGGCAACCTTAACCAGCTAGTAACACTAAATAACGCTAGCTCAATTACTTTAACTGTACCGCCTAGCGTTTTTAGCGCGGGTGATGTGATCAACATAGCGCAGATAGGCGCAGGGCAAGTAACACTAGCTCAAGGTGCAGGCGTAACTATTAACTCAACAGGTGCAACAGCAACAGCACCTAAATTACGCGCAAGATACAGCGCAGCTAGCATTATCTGCACAGCATCTAACACGTTTTTAGTTGTTGGAGATATTGCCTAATGAGTTTAATCGGGATTATTGCTTCAAGTAAATTAACGGCTAACCCACCTTCATCAGTTGATTATTTAGTAGTAGCTGGCGGTGGTGGCGGTGGGCGTTTAGGTGGCGGTGGTGGTGCAGGTGGTTTTAGAACTGCTACAAGTTTATCTATTACTACTGGATTTACAGTTACAGTAGGTGGCGGTGGAGCAGGCTCAACTGCTAGAGCAAATCAAGGTAGTGATGGCAGTAATTCAGTTTTAGCTACAATTACTTCAACAGGTGGCGGTGGCGCTGGATCATTTGCAAATCGTTTAGGACGCGCGGGCGGTTCAGGTGGCGGCGCATCAAATGATGCTAGTGGGCCACAAGCAGGTGGCGCTGCTTCTCCGTCTGGTCAAGGTAATGCTGGCGGCACGGCTGGTAGTGGTATGACGGAAGGCGGGGCTGGTGGCGGTGGCGCAGGTGGCGTTGGCCAAGATGCCACAGTAATAGGCACAGGCGGTAATGGTGGTGTTGGCAGTAATAATTCTTACTCTGGCTCTAGTGTTGCCTATGCTGGTGGCGGCGGCGGCGGCGGCAATACAGCAGGAAGCGCGACAGCTGGTGGTGGTGCTGGTTCAACTGGTAACACAAATGGCACTAATGGAACTGATAACACAGGCGGCGGCGGTGGTGGTTCGCGCGACTCAGGCGGCGGCGGTGGTAATGGCGGTAATGGTGGAAAAGGTATTGTTATTTTAAGATACCCAGATACTTTTAGCCCATTTTCTTCAGTAAGTGGCGGTTTAACTTTTAGCACTACTACAAACGGCGGTTATCGCATTTATAGTTTTACTTCTGGAACAGGAACGATAACAATATAATGGCACATTACGCATTTTTAGATGAAAATAATTTAGTAACTGAAGTTATTCCTGGCAAAGATGAAAATGAACTTATTGATGGTTTAGAGCCTGAAACTTGGTATGGCAATTTTAGAGGCCAAACCTGCAAGCGCACTTCATACAACGGCAACATACGCAAGCAATATGCAGGCATAGGTTTTACCTATGATGCTGTCAATGATGTATTTATATCGCCACAGCCTTACCCTAGTTGGACTTTAGATGATGACTTTAATTGGCAAGCGCCTACACCTAGACCAGAGGGCGATTTTTGGTATTGGTCAGAGCAAGATTTAGAGTGGATAAATGCTACAGAGCTATAACGGCTGGCCTGCCAGCAAAGACCCGGCAGAAATTGGCATAAAGAGTTACGCAGTACCCGGCACAAATAGAAAACTTAGATGCGCTGAGGCTGTAGCACCTTTGCTAGTAGGTTTTGCCGCTGAGTTTCACGCTCTAATAGAGCCAATAGATGAGGGCGCGTTAGATGAATGGGGTTACGCTTTCCGTATGGTACGCGGTACTACAGATAAATTAAGCTGCCATAGCAGCGGTACAGCTATAGATCTAAACGCGACCAAACACCCGCTAGCAGCTGTAGGAACTTTCCCGGCTGATAAAGTACCTATGATTAGAGCGCTAGCT